CAAAGCCAAGCCTATAAAGAATTATTACCCCCGAGTGGTCCTGTCCGTACACAAGTCTTGGGTGATACATCACCAGAATTAGAAAAACAGTCAGAACGTATAAAAACTGAGATGAATTATCAGCTTTTGCATGTTATGGAAGAGTATGATTCTGAATTTGACCAGATGTTATACTATTTAGGGCTATGTGGTAGTGCATTTAAGAAGGTTTACCCTGATCCGCAGCTTGGCAGACAGGTAAGTAAATTTGTACAAGCAGAAGATTTGCTAGTTCCATACAATGCTACTGATTTAGCTTCATGTGAACGTGTTACACATATCATTCGTATGTCAGAAAATGAGTTACGGAAGCTACAGGTGAATGGTTTCTACCGTGATTTAGAGATAAGTCCGGGAGAAGGTGAGTATGATGAGCTAAAAGAGGCTAAAGAAGAGCTTTCAGGTTTAGAACAATCAGGTTCATATGAAGAATTAACCCTTTATGAGTGCCATTGTTATTTAGATTTAGAAGATTTTGCGGATAAAGATGCTGAAGGTGAGCCAACAGGTATAAAACTGCCGTACATTGTGACGGTATCTTCTGATTCGGGTGAAGTTTTGTCTGTGTACCGTAATTATGCTGAAAATGATGCATTTAAGCGGAAAAAACAATATTTTATCCATTATATGTTTACTCCTGGACTTGGATTCTATGGTAATGGTTTAATCCATTTACTTGGTAATTTATCCCGCACCGCTACCGCTAACCTACGGCAGTTAATTGATGCGGGTACTTTATCAAATATGCCAGCCGGATTTAAAGCAAGAGGTTTACGCATACGAGATGATGATCAGCCACTTCAGCCTGGAGAATGGCGTGATGTCGATGTTGTTGGAACGGAGCTTCGCAGCTCACTCTTACCTCTGCCCTATAAAGAGCCGAGCGCGACTCTGTTTCAGCTGCTTGGTTTTGTAGTACAAGCGGCACAGAAATTTGTAGGCACAACAGATATAGGTACAGGTAATGTTCAGAACACTGAAATGCCTGTAGGTACAACAGTTGCGCTTATGGAACGTGGCAGTCGTATAATGTCTGCTGTGCATAAGCGTTTATACAATGCTATGAAGCAAGAATTTAAATTGCTTGCTGAGATTATAGGCGCAGATGGCAGTGATTATTTGTACAATGTCACAGGTAATCAGCAAGGTATGAAAGCACAGGATTTTGATGGTCGTGTGGATATTGTACCTGTAGCTAACCCTAATATTTTTAGTATGTCGCAACGTGTGAGTCTAGCGAGTGAGCAATTAAAACTCGCACAAGCTAATCCACAAATGCATAATACTTATGAAGCATATCGTAGGATGTATAGTGCTTTGGGTGTAGATAATATTGAGCAGATATTAACACCCCCACAACAACCACAGCCTACAAATGCGATTACTGAAAATGGTCAATTGCAGATGGCTTTAGTTGGTAAACAGCAATTGAAGGCTTTCCCCGAACAAAACCATGAAGCTCATATCCAAACTCATTTAGCTTTTATGCAGAGTATGACAGTAAGAGGCAATCCTGCAGCTATGCAGATTTTGCAAACACATATATTCGAGCATTTAAGTTTAAAAGGGCGATTGGTCGCGCAACAAGAAATACAAGCTATGCAGCAACAGGGGCAAGAAATACCTCCTGAAATGATGCAAAACAGAATGGATGAAATAGAAGCAGAGCTTATGACGGCTTACTTGCAAGAGGAAGCACAGGTTCTTGGTGCTCAAAGACAAGATCCTTTAGTTGAATTAAAACAACAAGAATTACAATTAAAACAACAAGACCAAATGCAAGATGCCCAACAAGAGCAAATGGAGCTTGAATTTAATAAGCGTAAAGCTCAAGAGCAAGCTGCAATCCAACGTGAGCGTATTGGCAGTACAGAAGATATAGCTGCTATGCGAGCGCAAATTGCTATGCAACGTACAGCTAATAAGGGGAGGGGCTAATGGCTGATCCGGGTGGCGGTGGTCCGGCAGGATCTGCTGGATCCTCAGGTGCTGGTTCTTCAGGAGCTGGAAATGATGATTCTAGCGAAGGTATGGGCGAAGGCCAAGATAATACTGGTATTGCAGATGCTGCGGGATATGGTTCTGGAAGTACTTCAGGCGGGACGGGAGAAGGTCGTCAAGATGGTCCCGGAAGTCCTACTGAAGGCAACCAATATGGAGGTCCTACGGGAAGCTCTACCGAAGGTACTGCTACTGAAAGGGGTTTAATAGCTGGTATTAATGCTGCGATTGCTGCTGGTTTAGATCCCTATTCTTCTAAGGCTCAGAATGTTATTGCAGCGGGGATAATGTCTGGTCGATTTGGCAATCCTGAGAGCTTCGGTATTAGTGTTGATATGGAATCCCCTGAGGTTGCTGGTTTTATGGATCAATATGGTCCTGGACAAAACAGTGGGTTAGCTGGAATAGCTAGTTTTATAGGTTATAATCCTGAAATAGGGTTTATGCAGAATATAGCGAATATGGCTATTCCTGGACGAAATACACCATTAGGTATATTATCGGCAGCTATTCCTGGAAAAGATACAGTAAAAGGTATTGTTGGTTTAGCCAATACGATTGCTGGAAGACTTGATATTGGTTCTACTACAAATCCTTCTGCACCAGATACTGCTTTATCTGGTAGTGTGGTAGGAAAAGATAGTATAGCTGGTTCATATGGAGCAAATTCAGCAAATACAGGTATTGCTTCAGGTTTAAAATTTTAAGGAGAGTAAGATGACTAAAAATACACGAGTAAAAGAGTTAAAAGAAATGTTAGCTAATGAAACAGACCCAGATAAAATTGAAATACTGGAGTTTGATCTCATGGAAGCAATGGGTAGAAAAACCACTAAACCTGTAAAACGCAGTAAAGGTTCACCTGAAACTGGTGAAGTAGCAAAAAGCCCAAGAGCTAGAGGTGGTGGTGCAGCTATTGCGGGGATGAATTTTAAAGGCGTATTTTAGTGGCTCAGAAAAAGCTTCAAAAAGATAGTGCCTATCAGCATCTTGATACAAATAATGATGATACGCTTTGCGATGATGAAATTTCTATGGCTTTGGAATTTAAACGCAAAGAGTTAGAAGATGCTGATGCACGTCGTGATAGTATGCGTTATATGACTTGGTTTGCTTTATTTGGCACATTGAATTATCCCGCCGCTATATTAATAACTTCAATGCTTGGTTATGAAAATGCGGCAACAATGATTACAGATATTGCGCCTACCTATTTTGTTGCGAACAGCGCACTCGTTGCGGCTTATTTTGGAGCAAATGCTTACGCAGATAAAAAGTCTAAAGAATGATTCATGCGTTTTTATTGGTAGTTATATTAGGCGGAAAAGTGCAAAGTCAAGATATGTATTTTAGATCTGTTACAGATTGTAATTATTTTGCATCCCAGATAACTAAAAGATATGGTAATTATGGAAGTTTAAGTGGTGTTCCTGCTAAACATAGAGCTACAGCTTATTGCAAACCTGTTAAGGTAAATAAAAATCAGGAGTTGTACTGAGAATGGAAAAGGGGTTCCTGCTGGTAATAAGCATGTGGGGGAACACTGGCGCAGAATGGGAATATATTGGTAATCAGATAGTATTGCAGCAAGTGATGACAGAAGAGCAATGCGTTTATTTGATTGACGAAGATATGTGGGAAGCGTCCTACAAGAACAAATATTATCAGATGATGGCGCATTGCTTTCCAGAAGATTGTGCGGGGAAGAAAAGTTGTGACTGAAGAAAAGAAAAAACCTGTATCTGTAAACGTAGGAGAAAATAGTTTTGAGCTTGTTTTGCGAATATTAGGCAATGAGTTTGTAGCTATAAAAATAGGTTCTACTAATTTTAGCGGTAAATTGATCGCTGGTGGTATTTTGTTGTTGTTCTTTACGTTTATGCTTATGGAGGTGTTTGGTCTATCACGGATAATGGGTGTTGAGTGATGGCGACTAAACTAAACGAAAACACTGAATTATCAATGCCCATACGCAACCTTATGGCGATGGTTGTAGGGGCGGCTATAGGAACATGGGCATATTTTGGAATCATTGAACGCTTAAATACGATTGAGAATAAATTTGTATTGATAGAAGCAGATTTAGGGCAAAACACAGAGTTTCGTATCAAATGGCCTCGCGGCGATATGGGTAGTTTGCCAGCCGATAGCGAACAGTATATGTTAATTGAGCATCTAGCAGAGCAGCTTTCTAAGCTACAAGAACAGATAGATGAAGGCCGCGCACCACATGACCAGCAACAAAAGCTAACATTGGACTTTTATGAAAAGCGGATTACAAACATTGAGAGCCAAATAGAGAAGATGCGTAATGGAACCAATCATAATTAAAACTATGACGTTGATTCTGTATATGAGTGGGGATGTTTCCGAGCATACCGCGTATGAAAAGATTTCTAAATGTTTGAAAGCCAAACGCACTATTGAGCGTAATTTATACAAAAAGTCCACTTCTGTGCGGTATTCTTGCGAAAATAAAACAGTTGAGGTATCAAAGAATACAGACGGCACAAACTATATTGTGAGGATCATAGAATGATACAGGCACTTATAGGTCCAATAGCCAACCTAGCTGGTAGCTGGATGGAATCTAAAGTTGAGCAAACTAAAGCTAAAGGTGCCGTAGCAAAAGCTCGCGCTGAAGCAGAAGCACAAGTTATGGTTACAGCCGCAACACATGAAGCTGGCTGGGAAAAAATAATGGCACAGGCCAGTGATAATAGCTGGAAAGATGAAGCATGGACAATATTATTCATTATCATTATAGCGATGTGTTTTATTCCATTTACCCAGCCTTATGTTCAAGAAGGTTTTGTGGCATTATCTAATACACCTGAGTGGTTTCAATGGGCGATGTATGCAAGTATAGGTGCAAGTTTTGGAATCCGTGGGTTAAAAGGATTTAAAAAATGAGTTTATACGCAAACATAGCAAAGAGAAGGGCGAGCGGTAAACCTATGCGTAAACCTGGACAAGCAGGAGCACCCTCAGCAGCAGATTTTAAAAATGCAGCTAAAACAGCTAAAAAACGCAAGAAAGTTCGTAAAGCATAGATGTCTACCCTTTACATACACGAAAAACTCCTTAATATACTACTTGAACGGCAGAAGACACTTACTGACCAATTAGTAGAAGGTCAGGTAAAAGATTTTGCCGCATTTCAGGAACTGCGAGCTAGGCTTGCAGAACTTGCCAACATACAACAGGAGTTAGATCTCCTGCTAAAAAGGATAGAACATGAGTAAAACTCTATTAGTTCCAGAGCGGTACGCAAAAGCTGCTCAAAGGTCCGCTGAAAAAGAAACCTCCCCTGATAAAATTACTGCTAAAGAAAAACTGCCAGAACCTTCTGGTTGGCGTATTCTTATTCTGCCTTACCGTGGGAAAGGTAAAACAGCAGGGGGTATCTACATACCAGATTCTACTGTAGACCGTGAAGCATTAGCTACTGTTTGCGGCTATGTGGTAAAAGTTGGTCCACTTGCATATAAAGACAAAGAAAAATTTGGTGATTCAGACCCTTGGTGTAAAGAAGGTGATTGGGTTATTTTTGGTCGGTATGCTGGTAGCCGCTTTAAAATAGATGGCGGTGAAGTTCGTTTGCTAAACGATGATGAAATTTTAGCTACAATCAATAATCCCGAAGACATTATCCATACATAGGAGTGTATCTTATGCCTGAAGCAAAACAAATAGAAGAAGATGTTGTAGAAGTGGAATTGGAAAATGACACAGAAAAAGACGTTGAAGACACCCAAGTATCTGTCGGGGAAGAAAGTGAAGAAAAAGTCAGCGCAAGCGAAGAAACGTCAGACGAAGACCTTGAAGGCTACAGCGACAAAGTCAAAAAGCGTATCGAAAAGCTCACCTACAAAATGCGGGAAGCTGAGCGTCGTGAAAAAGCAGCTACTGAATATGCTCAATCTGTTCAAAAACAAAATGAAGAGCTTGCGAAACGCAGTTCTCAAATTGAT